AATAAAGGAATATCTTGACATATCAGTTAGGAATGATGACGCATTAGTAAAACTAGCGGCTATTGTTCAAAGAATGATGAAAGACAATAACTCATCAGAGGATGGTGGATTTATGTTATCAGAAGACGAAAAGCGCCAACTAATGGACGCTATCGATGAAGTAGAAAAAGATTTACCTAAAGAAGAAAGTGGAGACGAGTAATGGTAGGTACTGTTAAAGAAGTTAAACTTAATGACTCCGAATCTGATTTTCTACACTCCATAATAGTAGAAATCAATAATGGTGGAAACGCTTTTAATGAAGTTGTAGCATGGCCAATGGACACGAATATTCAACGTGTTCCTGTTATAGGTGAAATGATTCATATTCTAAAACATCCCGGACCAGACGCTAGTGCATTAACAAGAACTTCAAGATACTACTATACAACTTCGGTATCTTTACAACGAAACGTAAATCACAACGCACTTCCTAAATCTTCACTTGGGCTATCATCTGGTACAGATGGTGGTAGTTATGAAGCAGCTGCAGCTGGGAATCCATCAAGTGGTGGTTCTTCTGATTTTTCTTTTGATTTTGGATTTGAAGAAGTAGCTGACCTATCACAACTTCAACCATTTAGTGGTGATGTTTTACTTGAGGGTAGATTTGGTCAATCACTAAGATTAGGATACACACCATCAGGAGCACAAACATCTAAAGAACCTACTTGGTCAGGCCCATCGGCAAACCCAATCACAATTTTAAGAAATACTCAAAAAGCAGATGGTTGGAACACATTCACAATCGAGGATGTAAATGAAGACGATACATCAATATACCTTACATCAGGACATAAAATATCCCTTGACTCAGCACATGATGTAGCTGGAGCTAGGGGGATTATACCAACAGCAGTCTACACTGGTAATCAGATTATAGCTAATAGTGATAGGATTGTACTTAACGCTAAAACAGATAGTGTAGCTATCATTGGTAGTGGTGATGTAAATATATCAACTCCAACATGGAAAGCTGCTATGGATAATATGTTTACTCAAATAGAAGAAATCAAAAATGAGTTAAATGAGTTAACAGGTGCTGTGAGTAGTTTTGCTACCGCAGGGGCAATTGGAAACATTTCTGCAACACCTAACAAATATGTAGGTAAAAATGCCCCGCTAGCTTCCGCAGGTGCTACACTCAAAGGACAAACAGCCGCAATAACAGGTCGTATTGCAAAAATAACGACTGAATTGGGCTTAATGAAACAATAAAAATAATTTAAACTATTTATTACTATGGACACAAACAAATTTGTAAAAGCAATCAAATTGTTAATTAAAGAAGAGGTAAAAAAACAAGTAGCTAAACAGACAATGGCTATTAAGGAATCTCTTTTAAAAGAAACTAATACTCCAAAGCAAACGATTAGTAGAAAAACTAAAAGTAAACCAAAAACAGCAATGTTCAAAGAGAACAAGTTTTCTGATTTATTAAATGAAACCGCTAATGATGGTCAATGGAGAAATATGAGTGGTACACCAAATGGTATGTTTGGGGCTGATATGGCTCAAGCATTTGGTGGTAATGGTCAAGTAAATACATCCATGATACCACAAACAGATTCAGATGGACGAACAACTGATATGCAGAAAGTCGTTGACTCTGGTGTAGCAGATGCATTAACACGAGATTACTCAGGGTTAATGAAAGCTATTAATAAAAAGAAATCAGGGTTATTGTAATGGCAAAAGCTAGAGTATCACAAAAGATAAATCCTTTAGATTTACAAAAGAATGTGGCAGTTGGAATACCATTCCCATTAGGGGGTACTCCAATATTCGCTAGCACTTACACAACACGAGACCAAGCTTTATCTAATTTAAAAAATTTATTATTAACGCGTAAAGGAGAACGACCACTACAACCATTATTTGGAACAGATATTCCATCATTCTTATTTGAAAATATAACTCAAGAGCTATTAGATAATCTAAAAGATACTGTATCGGAAGATATTAAATTCTGGCTACCATATATTAATATGACTGAGATAGTAGTAGAAAACTTAGCGGATAGTAATAGAGTTAATATTTCTTTTACATTTTCTGTTGGAGAAAGTGGAGCAAATAACATAATTATATTAAATGTAGATGAACAAGGTGGTCTATCAATAGCATAGGGTAATAGGATATGGCAGATAAAATTAAAAAAGATGTTAGTTTAATAGGTAGAGATTTTGGAAGTATAAGAACTAATCTTATAGACTTCACAAAAAACTATTTCCCTCAAACTTACAATGACTTCAACGAGGCTTCTCCTGGTATGATGATGATGGAAATCGCATCATATGTAGGTGATGTACTTTCGTACTATACGGATGTTCAGTTAAGAGAGTCTCTATTAGAACAAGCACAAGAAAAAAAGAACGTATTTGCAATCGCACAATCTTTAGGATATAAACCTAAACTTAATGTACCAGCAACTTCTAAGTTAAGTATGTACCAATTAGTTCCAGCTATTGGTAGTGGTGTTAATGTATCGCCTGATTTTAGATACGCACTTACTCTTAAAGAAGGAGCTAAAGTCACAGCAGAATCTAATGGTGATATTGCATTTACTACAAATCAAAAAGTTAGATTTAATTATTCATCATCATTCGACCCAACAGAAGTATCTGTTTATCAAATAGATGACAATACAAATCTACCAGTAAAATTTCTTTTAAAAAAATATGTACAAGCTACAAGTGGTAACGAGAGAGTTGAAACATACACATTCGGTTCTCCTAAGATATATGATAAGATACGATTAAAAGATGAAGATGGTTTAATTGACGTAATTAAAATAATGGATTCTGAGGGCGATGAGTGGACTAAGGTAGATTACCTTGGGCAAGATACTGTATTTGAAGAATCACCTAACACATCAGAGTACTCACTAAAACATTCAGCATTTGCAAGTGAAACTCCAGCTTTATTAAAATTAAAAAAAGTTCCTAAACGATATATAACTCGTGTAACAGACGAGGGAGAGATTGAAATTCAATTCGGAGCAGGTGTATCAGCAAATGCTGATGAAGAGTTACTTCCAAATCCAGATAACGTTGGGTCAGCATTGTACAATGCAACTGGTAACTTAAATCAAGGACTTGACCCATCAAACTTTTTGTATTCAAAAACCTATGGAGTCGCTCCAGCAAATACTACATTAAGTGTAACGTATAGAATTAGTAAGGGTGTTATTGATAATGTTGTTGCACAAGATTTGAATAAGTTAGCTAATGTAGTTATCGAAACAACAGATATGGGATTAGATGGTGACTTATTTAAAGAAGCTAAAAAGTCAATAGCAGTATCAAATGAAGTACCAGCAATGGGTGGTAAGTTTGAAGAGACCATGGATGAGGTAAGAGAAAATGCTAAAGCATATTTTGGAGCTCAGGCAAGAGCAGTAACACGAGAAGATTATGTAGTAAGAGCTTACGCTATGCCACCTCAATTTGGTTCTATATCAAAAGCATTTGTGGCGCCAGATTTTCAAATCCAAACATTATTAGATGATGGGGTATTTACAGATACATCTGTTTCAAATCCATTAGCTATAAACTTTTATGTATTAGGATACGATTCTAACAAGAAACTTGCTTTAATAAACAACGCAACTAAAACAAACTTATTAAACTATATGTCTTTTTATAGAATCCTAACAGATGCTATTAATATAAAGAATGCATATATAGTAAATATTGCTATTGATTTCGAACTTGTAGTTAAACCAAACTTTAACGCTAACGAAGTTCTTTTAAATTGTATAGCTAAATTAAAAAATTATTTTGCAGTAGACAAAATTGGAATCAACCAACCCATTCTGTTATCTGACCTTTATGTAATGTTAGATGAGGTTGATGGTGTTCAGAGTGTGGTTAGACCGAACGCTTTAGGTGAGGGTGGTTTACAAATAATAAATAAAGATGGTGGTCAATATTCACCACGAAAGTATAACATTAAGAACGCTACAAAGAAGGGTATTGTATACCCACCTAAAGACCCATCGGTATTTGAAATTAAATTTCCTGATATTGATATTCGTGGTAGAGTAGTTCCGTTATTTTAGAGGTAAAACATGATTTATAGAATATATCCACAAAAAGACGCTACAATATACGAAGACAATGTTCGTAAGTCTCAAAACACAGGTAAAGATGAAATTCTTGAAGTAGGAAAGTTTTACGACACAGATGACACTACCCTATTAGGTAACTCACGAGCTTTAATTCAATTTAATTTAAACGAGTTAAAGAGTCTTGTGGATGCTGGTACAATAACATCACCACAATATAGACTTAGATTAGAAAACATTGAGAGTAGAGAAATACAATCGGACTACAATCTATATACGTTTCCATTAAAAGAATCTTGGGAAGAGGGTATTGGAAAAATAGACTATCCATTAAAAGACCAAAGTGTTACTTGGACACAACGACTAAGTGGTTCAAGTTGGGATACAGCAAATTCAACAGTGGACAAACCACTTGACGCTGCAACAGTTGGCGCATTAGAAGCATATTATGATTTCGTTGGTAGTACTGGTGGATTTACATTAGTTGAACCTATCAATGGTACATTAGGTGAATTACCATCTGTACAAGCAATAGATGGTAAGTTAGTATTATCATCATCTAATTTTAGTGGTGGAACGGCAAACTTGTCAGCATCATTGGAAGATGCTAAAATATATAATATTCATTTTGATTTTAATAGAGATACGTTATCAGGTGTAGATTTTAATGTAATCGACCCAAGTGGTTCACGATTAAATGATGAAATTGTAGGATACAAGGAATCAATATCAGCTACTGGAACTTACAAACTTGGATTTACATCAAGTATGGCTGGTCAGTATAAAATACAATATACATTCTTTGATACTAACGGAAGTGATGGTTCATCGGGTAATATTGACAACTTCTTATTATTTGCAACAACACCTCCTGGTACATTAATCTTAGACCAATTTACTGTTGAGTCAGATACACTACCTACTACTTACACCTTAAACCAACCAATTACGGGTGATGCTGGAAATCCACAAACTACTGGGTCTGCTGTCATTAGTAATAGTAAAATGAAATTAAACTCAAACGGATTTGGTGGAGCAACTCTTAATAGAAAATACTATTTACAAGCTGACGCTGGGTATACTGCTAGTTTCGATTTAGATTCTGGTAACTATAAAACAACATACGCTGATGGAACTGCACAAGGAATTGAATTTGATATTATTGACCCTGATGGTAGGGTGGTTGACACAAATGACTTAACTGGATATGTTAAAAATATAACATCAAGCTTATCTCCATCAATTTCATTTAACGCACGTCAAAATGGAGATTATTTGTTTAGATGGACATTCTTCGCTAGTGGTAGTTATTCGGCTAGTGGGTCATTGGACAACTTTAATTTAGTCTCATTTAATGTCGACACAACATCATCTTTATACACCGATGTGTTTTATGACGCACGTTGGTCTGTAACTGAAGGTGGGGGTACATGGTTCACGTCATCATTTAACGGA